CGAGCCCAATAATTCCGGCCGTTACAACCAAGGCAACGATTGCAAGCTTTCCAGCTGCGTCGGCAGCAGTGGACATGGCTACTGGATCTGCACCACCCTTTGAAATATCTGCCAGTGACACTGCAGCATCAGTAACAAGCACCATAACAGCAGCAAAGAAAATTGCAACCAAGCCAATCATTAGAGTTGCTTTGGCCATTGCATTTTTAGTTGTTTTCATTGCCTCTACTGCATGCAGAACTTTTGTGATTGAATACACAACTAATGCTAATGCAGCCAGGATTTTTGCCACTGCGCTCATCATCGCCGGCTGGACACCCATTTCTTGTATTGTCCAAGCAATACCTGCCATGGCAATAACGCCGAGACCAAACGCACCACCGATGATCATAAGATTCTTACCGGCCTTGACTAATTTAGATTCCTTTAAGTTCGCAAGCTTATCAACAACTTCTTTCAATCTATCAAGGAAACCTTTCTTACCTCCAGCACCAGTTTCGGGTCCGGCTGGATCGACGCCGGATTTTCCACCCGGAAAGATACCTCTTATCTTGCTTCCAATTGCCTTCAAGGCTGGCATAAACGCGCCTTTGACTAATCCAATAGCCAACACAGGAAGAACTGTTTGAACGAGTGCAGCAACTAGCATGGTGGTGATTGCGTTTGTGAACCACTCGGAAATTGTATCCCCATACTTGCCCCAAAATGTTTCTAACATGCACATAAATGCATCACCAAATTTCTCTACAACACCAGATTTCATTAATGATGCAAAGGCTCTTTGGGTCATGGGCATTATGGTGCCTTTTTCCAGGTTATCTGCAAATTCAGGAGTTTTTCCGTTCATCATTGCAGTGGCACCTTCAAACATTGCTATAAACCCTTTAAGGACATAGGGTATAAGGTTCACCATGTTTGCAACGATAAGATCTCCAAGGGCGTGGAAACCTTTCATCAAACCACTAAAGACACCGTTTTGGCTGTCAAGAAAAATACCCTTTAAGTCACCAAATAAATTTGCAAATGCGTGGGCTGCACGGTCGCCACCGGCATTAAGATCATCTATAAAATCCCGGAAGGCTCTCTTAACCTTTGGCATTGCTTCTGCTATTCGAACTGGTAAATTTTCAAAATATTCAAACAGAAAGTGAAGAGGGTTACCAGGTCTAAAGAGCTCGCCAAGCATCTTACCAACTTCTCGGCCGGCTCTGTGGACTGCCTTAAAAGCCTTCGTAACATTTTTCAACATTGCCCGACCTTCTTCAGATCTCATTAAGCCCTCTTGAATGCCTTGAGTGAAGACTCCCCAAAAACCGCCTTGGGTATTCATTGGAGACATTGCTTCATGCAAAAGCTTTATTTGCTTTGACAGTGCTTTTGTCGCTGCAGTCTGGGCTATAGTATTTCGAGTTGCCTTGTCAACGCCTTTGCTCATACTGTCTTGTGCTTTTTTATCAAAAGCATTCGATGGGTCCATTGCCTTAAATAACGCGTCTGGGTCCATTCCTGACAATTCTGCCAGGCGACGTTTTTCCTGTCTAGACATGTCTTCAAACGATCGACCGGAAGCATTAATAGCATCCTTCAGCATCGTAAACTGATCGGCGGGATCTGCAGACATCATTTCGGTTGCATCAACCATGATACCAAACTCACCTGCAAGATCAGCTGCGTTTTGAGCGGCTGATTCGAAATCGTCAAAGACACTCATTGGTCCCTTCAACTGCTCAATTGAAACACCAAGTTTCTGAGCGGCAACTGAGGTTTTTATCATCTCTTTTGTATTCATCCCAAAGACCAAAGGAGACTTCATCATTATCTTAAGGTTATCTGCCATAACCTTGCTGTTGACTCCTAAGTTTTTTGAAACTGTGACAACTTCCCTCGACAGTCGACCAAGTATTCCCTTTAATGACTCACCGGTGTAACCAGCCCTAACGCCCAAGGCTGCAAACTCTTCACCAGTAAAACCAAGAGATTTACTCATAAGAACTACTTCATCAGCCGCAGCAACGAACTGATCGGCCATTCTGTCCAGACTTGCACCCAGGCCTTGGGCTAATTCGCTTACATACTCAAGTGCTTTCTGAGCACCATCAGGGCCCCGGCCGAAGAGCTTTGTAAAAGTAATTCCCTGTCGATTCAAGCCAGCTGTCGAACGCTTTAACTTCTCAAAAACAGCACCGACAGCCTGCCCTTCATCAGATCCCATCCCACCAAACACATGTTTTACTTCTTCCCATGCGTTACGAAGGGCTACACCAGCGTTGGCAGCCTCCATACCCTTTTGAGCCATGTTGCTAAGCATTTTAGTCCAGCCATTGATTAAAAACATCACGACCTTAAATGCACCGACCAATACAGTTTTAATAAAAGAACCGATTCCCTTTATGACATTAAAAACCATACCGAACGCGTTCTTGATTCCAACAGCAGCACCGACAGCAAGACCCTTAAATAATGAAAACCCCTTTCCGGATTTTTTCAGTGACCCAGACATTTTTGAAGATGCTTCGCCGGCTTCTTCGGCTGCGTCTGCAGCGGCTAAAAGACCCTGTCTAGCTTCACGGATTCTATCATTATACCCGTCAAGTTCTTCACAGTCCAATGCGCGGCAAAGCTCTTGGGCCAAAGCAATCTGATCCGCAATTAAACCCTTCTGCCCTTCAAGTAGCCCAGCTCGAGCCTTAATGGCTTGATTTATCTGGGTTTCAATGTCTAGCTGTTGCTGGTTTGCCATTTAACGCACTCGTAAAATATCAAAACGGCCACTGTTGACCAGTCACCTTCTCAAATTGCTTGGAGTCTACAGACTTGTTAGACAAGACCTCAGAAAGTAGCTCAATGGTTGCACCACCTTGTAAAGCTAAGTAGACCTCACGTGATGATTCTAAGACCCTAGAAAATGCATCAATCTCAGGTTGTGAACCGGAAATTTTCACGTCAGGATAAAAACCCACGATATAAGCAGCAATTGCTGATTTTGTTTTTTTGTCTAAATGCAATTTACACCTCACAACCAATAAATATTACCCTACGTAAATCTACGCTGATTGGCAGGCATAAACTGTCGATGTTTTCCCTGCAGCGCGCGTTCATCCGGGCTTTGGTGTGATCGGCTTTGGCCTTGCGATTTTTTAATTTCTTCGTTTATTCTCTCAATAAACCAAACACGCTGCCAGACTGGAAGCCTATAAGCATCCCGATAACTAAATCCGTTATAATACATGAGCAAGAAAATATGCTCTAAATATATTTTCTTATCAGTCGGCGTCAGGCCAAAAAAACGTTGCGCCCAAAGGTAGGCGCACCTCCGACGATTCGAAGCATGCAGTACAGTCCATCCATGACTTCATGTCAATGCCGGGCTCATTGTTATCAATGTATTTTCGAAGATGTAGAGAGTCGCGAGCAGGCATCGCCCTCACAAAAAAGCCAATCTTAGCCTTATCGGTGACACCATCGACAGTGACCACTTGATACAGCAGGCGAGTCGTTACCTGGTTGTCAACTGTAACACCTTGCTTTTTCTTTCTCTCTTGAATAACAGAAATTTCTCTCTCATCGTGACCAGTCAAAAACCGGAAGCGGACTTTCTTCTTTGTCATCGGCAGTTCTGTTTCAAACAAATTAGCACCGGGGGCGACTGGATCAAGCTCAAGCTCCTTAATGGGAAGGCTGGCTAAATCGAAAGATTGTTTTGTCCTTGCACCACAGGCCGGGCAGTCGACCTCAACATTATATTCCGGACCGTAACCAGTAGCCCTTAAGGTGATCATCAATGCATTTCTATCACCCGACAACATAACATCAGGATCAAATCCATCATCTATAATTGCGGACTTTAATAATTCGGTAATGACGGTACCTTTTTTGATAAGGGCTCTGGAAGTCAAAATATCTTCTTCCCTGGCTGTCATAGCCTTTATCGCCACCTCTGTTTTTCCGTACATGGGTGAATCAACTGGATAAATTACCCCACCTGACGGTAGGGGGACCATCTGTGTTGGGATTTCAAAATCAAAATCATCTTTTAAAACATCGCGCTTTGGCATCGCCGATGCCCGGGTTCCTTCAAAAACTTCATTTCCCTTTCTTTTACCAGACACTTAATCGCTCCTTGAATATATTACTACATTTCAAAACATAGCACTAGTGTGTTAAATGTAAAAAAAAAGCAGCACCCGTAAAGGTGCTGCAATAAAAAACTAAAAATAAAGTATCAGTACTGGAGAACGCAGTTATCAAACCGAATTGTCAAAGCAATTTCAGTTGGATCCTCAGTACCATAATCAAGATCACCAAACCCAGCGGAGGTTAAAAAGCAACCCTTAAGATCCCAGAGCTCAATAACTGTACCAACAGGATCAAGCATTTTAAGCTGACAGTCTCTCTTATAGAAATCAGCATAACCAGAACGACCTGAAACGGTTTCTGTGTGAGTACGAATCCATTCCATAACCTGCTGGGCACCAGACGGTGCGATTGGATCATAGAGTGTTACGCTAATTGCATCATAAGCAAGCTTTCCAGCTAAATATCTCTTTGAGTTGATATACTCCAGCGTCGACTCGCCAATCGTGACATTTGGACGAGCTGCTGATTTCATCAAAAAAGCATCAATACCTTCGATAGCAAAAATCCAGCGAAATTTTCTTTTCGGTTCGAATTTATTCGGCAGCATATCTGCGACTGGCAATGTAGTGGCCATTTGTTTTCTCCTTAATCGTAATTAAATATATGTCTTAAGAGTCTTCGACTAAATCTCTGTACCATTATTAGTAACAACGAAGTCCAGTGCGATGAACTCAACAGCGCGAGTCGGCTGCATGAATATCTTTCCTCTAACTGTATTATTTTCAACGTCGGCTTGGGTCGTAGTTGTCGTGTCAATAATAACACGGTAACGTTCCACACCTTGTTGTGCTTGAACTGCTGCTAAAATTGGATTAACTGCAGCTGAGAACCTTGCTAGAGTGTCTGCTCTATTTGGTTCAAAGATGAATGTGTC